GCCGCCGCGCCGAGTACCCGGCCGCCGTGGTCGCCGCGGCGGAACTCGAGGCGCGCCGGCGCGGCTTGCCGGCGGCGCGCGGTGGACGTGGTGCCCTCGCCTCCGCCTGGACGCCGAACGCCAACGGGCAAGACCAGTTTTTCGCCAGCGACACCTTGCAGGTGATCGCCACCGGCGACCGAGGCGGCGGGAAGACGACGCTACTGCTAGCGGACTTCGCCCGCGACATCGGCAAGGGGTGGGGCGCCGACTGGCGCGGCATCCTTTTCCGGCAGAGCTACCCGCAGCTCGACGATGCGATCGTCAAGAGCCAGGCGCTCTACCACCGGGCCTTCCCTGCGGCGCGCTACAACCGCAGCACCCACACCTGGACATGGCCGGGCGGGGAAGAGCTGCTACTGCGCTACATCGAGCGTCCGGACGACTACTGGAACTATCACGGCTGGCAGGTGCCGTGGCTTGGCTTCGATGAGCTGACGACGTGGCCCGATCTCCAATGCTTCGACCTCGTCAAGTCGATCTGCCGCTCGGCGCGACCCGGCATCCCGCGGCGCATCCGCGGATCGGCCAACCCGTGGGGCGCCGGGCACAACGCCGTCAAACTCCGCTTCATCGACCCCGACACGGGCGACCAGTGGGAAGACCGTCCGCCGAAGGGCGACTTGGCCGAGAAGCTCGGCGTCGAGATCAAGCCCCTCTCCACTCGGCGCATCCGGGTGATGCTGGCCGACAACCGACCGCTGCTCGACGCTGATCCCGACTACCCGTCGCGCATCGCCGCTTCGGCTCAGAGCGACGGCCAGCTCAGGGCGTGGCTCAAGGAGGACTGGGACGTCGTGGCCGGCGGGATGTTTGACGACGTCTGGAACCGCGCTCGGCACGTCGTGGCGCCGTTCGCTATCCCCGCGAGCTGGCGGCTCGACCGCGCCTTCGACTGGGGCAGCTCCAAGCCCTACGCCGTCGGCTGGTGGGCCGAGAGCGACGGCACGGAGGCGACCCTCGCCGATGGATCGAAGCAGGTCTACCCGCGCGGCACGCTGTTCCTGATCGCCGAGCGCTACGGGTGGACGGGCGAGCCGAATCAGGGCACCCGCGAGCTCGCGACCGACGTAGCCAGGAAGATCGTCGAGACCGAGCGAGTGAGCCCACTACTGTCCGGCCGGCGGGTGGAGCACGGACCCGCCGACCCGTCGATCTACGCCGTACAGGACGGCCGCTCGATCGCTGCCGAGATGGAGACATGCGGTGTCAAGTGGACTCGCGCCGACGCCGGACCGGGCTCGAGAATCAACGGCTGGGAGCTGATGCGCGGGCGGCTCAAGGCGAGCCTGGCAAGCCCCATGGAGTCGCCTGGGCTGTTCGTGTTCGAGTCGTGCTCGCAGTTCCTCCGCACAGTGCCGACGTTGCCGCGAGACGGGCGGAAGCCGGATGACGTCGATACGGACGCCGAGGATCACATGGGCGACATGTCGAGGTATCGGTGCCAGGGCGCTGTTCGTTCCGAGATCACCAGCAGCACCCTCAGATGGTAGGATCTGGAAATCATGGCTGACCTGAGCGTCGACGCCCGCACCGCCGCGGCACAGGCAAACTACGACCACGCCCATCTTCCCCGCACCCTGCGCAAAGGGACTCCCGGGATGCGCGATGCCGGGGTCACCTACCTGCCGCGTTGGCCGAGAGAAGATCTGGAGAGCTGGCGGGCTCGCCGAGACTCCAGCTTTCTGTTCGGTGCTTACGACCAGGCGGTGACCGGGCACACCGGGCGGCTCTTCTCGAAGCCGATCGTCCTTGGCGAGGATGTCCCTGATCAGATCCGGGGATGGTGGGAGAACATCGATCTTGGAGGCCAGCACGGAGACGTGTTCTCCATGGACGCCTTTGCCGGCGGCCTCGACCCCGGCATCGGGTTTATCCTGACCGACGGTCCCGATACCGAGGCGAAGAAGAACAAGGCCGAGGAGAAGAAGTTCGGCATCCGTCCCTACTGCACCTACATCCCGGCAGAGGACATACTCGGCTGGCGCACCACGCGAGTCGGCGGGAACGAAGTGCTGACAATGGTCCGCATTCTCGAGGATACCGAGGAGGCCGAGGGGACTTGGGGAGAGCAGGTCGTCCGCCGCGTCCGGGTCTACTACGCGGACAGCTCAGGAATTCGGTTCAATATCCACCGCCAGGGAGAAGGCAAGGCAGGGTCCTGGTCGGTCGAATCACAGGGGGTGGTCGCCAACGCAACGCGCATCGCTCTCCGGCCGTTCTACGCCCGGCGGTCCGGGTTCTTCACCGGCCTACCTTGGATGCAGGCGCAGGCCGAGAAGAACCTAGAACACTGGCAGTCTGCTAGCGACCAGCGCGCCGGACTGCACTTCGCCAGGGTCGCCGCTCTCGCGGTGATCGGTGCGACCCAGGAGGAGTTCAAGACCACCGGATTCGGCCACGGAGAGGTGCTATTCAACCCGAACAAGGAAGGAAGCATCGGGTGGCTGGAGTACGGGACCGGGGGAATCACAGCCGGCGAGCGTGACCTCGACAAGATCGTGGAGCATCTGTCGATCCTCGGCCTCGAGCCCCTGCTCCACAGGCCCGGGGATCCGACGGCCACGGCGAAGGCGATCAACGAGGCGCGTGCAACGTCGAGACTCCTTCAGGCTGGGCGAGCCTTTGGCGATACGCTGGAGGGCGTCTTCGAAGACATGGCGATGTTGGCGGGTATCGCGGAGGGTGGCGGGTCGGTTCAGGTCAACGAGGACTTCGGGCTCGAGGTCGGGGACTCTTCGGAGTTGGACGCGCTGCTCAAGGCGCGTGAGGTGGGAGACATCAGCCGCGAGACCCTGTGGGAGGGGATGAGGCGGTATGGTGTCCTCCCTGACGACTTCGACGCCGCTGCCGAGGTCAAGAGGATCGACGCCGAGAGCGGGTTGCCGGACCTGCCCGAGAAGAAGCCGGCGCCGGCGGAAGACCAGGACGGGCGTATCGAGGCGCTGCCGATGCGGTTCCAGCAAGGCACCTAGCGGCGCCGTGTCCTCTCCGCTCGACCGCGCCGACCGTGCCGAGCGCTCCATCCGCGCCCTGGTCGTCAGGCACCTGAGTGCCCTCCGCCGCCGCGGCATCACCGATCCCAGCGACCCCGCGTGGCAGGGTGTCTTCGTTTCCCTCCGACGCGACACCGCCCGACGGCTGCGCCCCGCGCTCTACCGCGCCTACGCCGACGCGGTCAGGGCGGTGCGACTGCCGGTCGCCAGGGCGACCGTCACCGCCTACGCCGACGCACAGGCACCGCTCGCGGCCAAGGCGTTCGCCGAGTCGCTGAGCGGAGACACTGCCGCCGCCTTCGCCGAGGCCCTGGTCCGCGCGGGGGTGAGCGTAGCGCCGGCCACGACGGCCCGCGCCACCCTCGGCGCCACGGCCAAGCAGGCGGCGCGCATCGCGCAGTGGGCTGAGCGTGCCCGCGCCGCTGGGTTGTCGAAGCGCGCTATCTCCGAAGGGGTGGCGAGACAGACGGCGGCGGCGATCCGTATCCGCGCTCGAGGCGCCGCTGATCGAGCCATCGCCGAGGCGATCAACGGCGCGCGTCGGGATGCCTGGCAGGCGCAGATCGACGCCGGGAAGCTGCCGGCCACAATGCGCAAGCGGTGGGTGACGCAGGGCGACCAGAACGTCCGGCCGACGCACAGCGCTCAGGGTCGTGCCGCGCCGATCCCGTGGAGCCAGCCCTACGCGATCATGGGGGTGATGCATCCGCCGTCGGATGATCCCGGGTGCCGCTGCTTCGAGGAGCCGGTGGTCAGCGGTCGGGAGCGGGGGAAGGCTCAGCCGCGGGTGCCGGCTCCTCGGACGCTGGTGCGGTGAGGTCAGCCATGTTCCGCCGGCGGGTGGGGCCAGGGCCAGTCAGGGATCGCGGCTTGCGTCGCCAGCGCAGATCGCAGCGAGCGCAGCGTCCGACCGGACCTTCGCGGGCTTCTTCACCACGACGAAAACCATGTCTCCGTCGACGATGCTGAGTTCCTGCTTGAGCGTATCGCTCAGGCGGATTACCCCGCCGGGATCGACCATCATCCACTCTCCGGACATCATCCACCTCATTCAGTTCACCCCTCTTTCCGCCAGCAGGCGATGCACGATGACCCGCGGCGCGTCCTCGTGTTCTGCGGGACCGCAGGGACAGCCGTGCTCGTAGTGGCCGGGCTCATCCGGCCAGACGTGGACCGCGGAGCCGCAGGGGGCTTCCTCGTGACAGCGCCAGCCGGGAGTGCCGGTTGACTCCAGGGGTTCGCTGGCTGAGCAGCGCCGTTCGTTCGTCACTTCAGTCCCTCCCGTGTCCGAGAAATCGTTGCGTTGAGTCGTGATGCTATGCGGTGCGGAG